TGAAGATGAAGAGAAGCGACATCTTTTGTTTGGCTACAAAGGGTTGAAGAAAGCACCAAAAGAAACCAATTGGGGTTTTACAAAAAGAGAAGCAGATAAACTTTTAGAAGATGATAATTTTGACCGTTACGGGGATTCATTTCTTTTTGTGTACAAAGGCCGTGAAGATGACCCAAATGGATACAGGTTGCCAATAGCAAAAATGATTGATGGTGAACCACAAATTGTTTTTAGGGGTGTGATTGCAGCTAGTTCTGCTCTACGAAAACAACCAAAATTTCGCACTGGTTACTATAATTTAAACGGTATATCAGACAGAGACATTAAAAGGCTTTATGGCATCATTGAAGACCTTTACAAAGAATTTGATGAAGAAGCACCACCACTTGAAGAAACAAAAGCAGTTGGTGACATTGACCCAACAAACTTTCCAGTGGATGGGGATGATGAAAGTGTAAGCCTAACAAATTCACAATTTGAAATTTTTGATTTTGAATATGCTGAAGACCTTAAAGAAAACTATCCGGCAATTTGGCGTGCAGGTGGCAACATTGAAGGCAACAACCAATACAGAAGACTTTTGCCTATAGCCAGAAGAAGAAGCAAAGCACCAACAACAGATACTGAAGAGATGGCAATCCGCAAAAGGGAAGCATGGTCAGCAAGGCATTTTGAAGACGGGATGCAGTTTGACAAAGATGAACCACCGTCTCCAAATATATCTTCAATTGCAGGTATTATTGCGCAAATAAAATGGCTAACAGTAGGTAAACTTGGTCAAGCCCGCATGAAAGAAATAATTGACATTGTCAAGCAAAAACAAACCAAAGAAAAAGCACGGCATGACCTTTGGAAGATGTGGTTAAGGTCATATCATGAACCAGCCGAAAAAGACTTACAACGGGCAGCAAATGCATATTTAAGGGGAGCTGCAAAACGATATGCAGACAGAGCAGAGGAATATGTTACACCAAGCAAAACTAAAGGTGTAATTGATTTTGCTTCATTACTTGATACAAACACAGAACGGGCTTTGATTGCACAAGTGATTGGTTCTAAATGGCGTAAATGGTATTTTGTCAGTGGGGGTAATGCACTTAAAGAAATCATGAGACTTGCCGGTTTACCAGTTGATGAAATGCCACTTTCAGAAGACCTTGCAAATGACTATATTGATACACTTGCAAAACAACTTGTTATCACACAAGAGAATGCAGTTAAGCGCATAATTGAAGATGGTTTAATGGATGGCTTACCTGTACCAACAATTGCAAAAAACATTCAAGCAGCAACAGGTTTTGGTTTTGCCCGTGCAAGACTTATTGCAAGAACAGAAGCAACAAAAGCAAGTGCACTTGGCAGCCAGCAAGCATTTTCACAAGCAGCAGCAGATGGAATTAATGTGCGGAAACAATGGCTTTCAGCAAGAGATGACAAAGTTAGAGACAGCCATGCAGATTTAGATGGTTTTACTGTTGGTGTCAATGAAGAGTTTATAAGCATAACCGGAGCAACAGCAGCAGGGCCCGCACAATTTGGCGAGCCTGCTGAAGACATAAATTGTCGGTGTGTTGTTATTCCTGTTGTTGGTGATTGATGCTTAAATGTTCAACTTCAAGCATTAATTCTTCATCTAGCTCTTTTAATTTTTTTGATGCATTTTCCAACTGTCTATAGCCTTTACTAAGTGCATGCACATAATCTTGTGCCTTTGCACCTAAAGTAAAAAAATCTTTGTTTGATGTTGTCATGTATTCAGTATTTAGGCGTAACATTGTTTGTGGGATGTGCTTTTGGTAAAAGTCAATTGTGTCAAGGTGCCTTGAAAATTCAATAATAGTTTTTCTTGTAAGCTTAGAATTTATCATTCTCCACTGAATTGTTTCTGGAATTGATAAAATCATTTCATTCATATACCGTTGCAATGCTTCATGTGCTTGTGTTTGGTCACTATTCATTTTATTGTTTCCTTGTTTATTTTGTCATGCAATGTGCATGGTATTGTTTGACGGCTTCAAATAGACCTTCTGGTTGTGTACCGTCAAAAGTTGCTTCAACTGCTTTACAGGCTTCATCCAATGTCAAGCCGTTATAGTGCATTTGACTGTGCACAAGGTCATAAGTCCATCTAACGTCGGATAGTGGTACAGGTTGCAATGAACTCATTATCCACCTACTATTGGTTGAATTGCTGCAAAGACAATGTTGAATGCATTGAGTTCATATCTCCACTCGCTGTAAAAATCATCATCGCATTCGTATACTGTAAACTTGCCAGCACAATAATCATCCCACAAGTCTTGGATTTTCATAAGGCCAGTAACAACACTGTTACCAGTTCTTAAAATCTGGCAAGCCTCATCAAAGGTCATTTCATCATCAATGTAGAAGTCCGGTATAAACAACATAATAAATCTCCTTGTTTGTCGTTCTATATAGAAATACCACATAATGTATTACATTGCAACAAAAAAAGTAAAAAAAATAGATTGTCAAGTGATTTTGTTATATATATATCCCAGAGGTGGATATGAAACTTAGGCAATTTGTGAAAGCAATGTCTGAAGAAGATGAGCACATGGACGGTAAAATGTCTTTTGTGGCGTCAACTGACCGTGCAGACCGTTATGGTGACATCATTGACCAAAGGGGATGGAACCTTGAAAGTTACCGTAATAACCCTGTAATACTGTTAAACCATGACCATCAAAGCTTACCAATTGGCAAAGGCGATGTAAGGCTTACAGAACAAGGGCTTGTTATTGATGTGCAATTTGACATGGCCGACCCACGTGCAGCAGAGATTGCAGGCAAAGCAGAACGAGGATTTATGAATGCTGTATCTGTTGGTTTTGCACCACTTAAAGCTATACCAAGGGCACAACTTCCAACAGAACATTATGCTTACAGCAAATCCGGTGGACAGTATTTTGAACAAGCAGAATTACTTGAAGTGTCAATTGTAACAATACCAGCCAATGCAGATGCAGTTGCTATTGCAGCAAAAAATTTAGGCTTTGATTTAAAAGCTTACATAAGACAACAAGTACAGACGGAGATAAACGCAATGCCAGTTCCAACAGTTTCAAAGCATATTTTGGATGTTATTGAAGATGAAAACACAGTAACAGTTGTTTTTGCAAAGCATCATGAAGACATGCAGCAAGACGGCATGAAAGAAGAAGACGACGAAAAAATGTCATATCATGATGAAGATGAAGAGAAAGGCTCTCATAAAGAAGATGAAGAAGAGAAAGGCTCTCATAAAGAAGATGAAGACAGTGAAGAAGAAAAAGGTTCCGATATGGAAGATGATAAGGAAACAAAAGCCCTTATCAAAGCACTATTAACACTAGCAGGAGACTATTAATGTCTGATATAAAAAAAGCGAAAGAAATCATTGACGGTCTCGTTCGCAATCAAAAGTCAAGCGGTAACAGGCTGCAAACCATCGAAAAACAACTTGATGATTTGAAAGCAGCCCAACGCCTAATTGATGAATCAATCCAAGCACCTAAACCAGTTTACTTAGATGAAAGTGAATTGCGTTCATTTATTCGTGAAGATGGTACTGTTCAATGGTCAACAGAAGTCAAATCATACACCAATGCACGTGGACACCGTGTACGGGTTGAAGAGACAGGCCTTTTGGACAGTGAATTCAGTTGTTCTGATTGGCATTCTGAACTAAAAACACTTGCTTCAAATCGGCACCTTGCACGCCTTTTGATGGCTGAACCATATACACCAAAACTTGACGCTAAACTTTTTCGTCATTTGAAGAAAGCACCACGGGCACTGCAACCAGCAATAACCAAGGCTTTCAACGACCAATCGGGGACAGGTGCTGAATTTATACCAGACCAATTTATTGCAGACCTGTACCAAGAATTTCAACTGCCTAAAAGATTACGTGGCCTTTTGACACGGGTACAGGCTGACAGAAACACCCTTCTTATACCCCGATTAAACCGTGGCGGGAGACCATAC